TTTCCAGCTGGATTACCGGGTGCTGTTACAGCTGGATTAACTGGAGCAGCTTCTATTGCATCCATAGCAAAAACAAGATTTGATTCTGGTGGAACTCCAGATGTAGTATCACCACCAACTGCTGGAGGTAATCAAACAACGGCATTAGTGCCAGATACATTTGCACCAAGTGAAACAGCTCCAACTGACTTAGAAACATTAACAGATAAACCAATCAAAGCATTCGTTGTGGCTCAAGACATGACATCACAACAACAACTCAATGCTAACTTATTACATCATGCAACCTTATGAAAACAATTGAATTATTAATAGATGAAGAAATGGAGCTGTCAGGAATTACAGCTGTCAGTTTAGTTAGATTTCCAGCCATAGAAGAAAATTTTGTTTTCTTTAATCGTGGAGACAAATATATCATGGCCAAAGTAGATGAAGCCAAAAGAATGTTAGTCGGCCCAGCATTGATTCCAGAGAAAAGAATTGCCAGATACAACGAAGAAGAAGATGAAGAATATGAGGTGTATTTCTCAGTTGAAACTGTGAGACAAGCTTCACAGCTTTATATGAAAGAGGAAAAAACCAATTCACACACATATGAGCATGTAGATGATATCAGTGGATTGACTGTTGTTGAATCATGGCTTATAGAAGATCCGAAAAGAGACAAAGCAGCTCTCTATGGATTTGATTTGCCAGTTGGCACATGGATGTTATCTATGAAAATATGGGATGAAAATATCTGGAATGCTATCATTGAGAAAGATGTGAGAGGTTTTTCTATTGAAGGATATTTCACAGATGAATTGGTGAAGGCACAAAGACTTGAAAGAGTGCCATGTCCGAATTGCCCAAAAGATACAGAAACTCTTGAGCAGTTAAAATCACTTGTATTGGAGGAAATGGATGCAGTATTTCATCTGGATGGCAAACCACTTTGGAGGACTATTGAAGAAGCAGAGCTGTATGGAGAGCTGTTCAATAGTTGTATTGGATACCATGAGCACACTGTTGATGATATCGTGCTCTATATGGCTTGTGAGGATCATACAAAGGGAACGGATTGAAGAAAATTATATATGTATTTGAACAAGTAATATCATGAGCAAAACAATCGACAAAATCAGAGGATTATTAAACCTCCCAAACCTAACCAAATTCTATGCAGAAGCAAGATTAGATGATGGTCGCTTAGTAGTAACAGAAGCCGAAGCAATGGCTGTTGGAGTAGAGATATCTGTGATGTCTGATGAAGGCAATGCAGACTATCTTGATGATGGCACATATGCACTTGAGGATGGAACAGTTCTCGTTGTTGCTGATGGTCGAATTGTACAACTTGGTGAAGAAGAACCAGAAGCAGAAGCTGAAGTGGAAGTGGAGGTTGAAATGGCTGAAGGTGATGAAGCTGATGTGCAAGATTGGGCTGGTATGGAGAAGCGTATCAAGAATCTTGAGGATGCAGTTGCAGATTTGAAGCGTGATAAGGTTGGAGGTGATGATGAAGTATCTGAAGAAATGAGTGAACTATCTTCAGAGATAAATGCAGCATTTGAAAACATTGTGGAACGTCTTTCAGCTATTGAAAACGAACCAGCAGATACTGGTGTTAATCACTCACCAACAAAAAATAATAGTAAGGACATGGATCAAGAAACTTTTTCATCTTTGAAAACAGCAGACAGAGCACATGCAATAATTTCAAACTTCGCAAAAAACTAAAATGAAGTATATTAAAAAAACCTCATTCAATGCAGAGGAAAAAAGCGTTGCAACAAAGCATGAATTTAATGGGCCAACATTAACAACTCCAACTTATGCTGGAGAGTTAGCATTGCCATTCGTAAGTGCTGCTTTAAAGAGTGGTGCTACCTTAGCAAATGGATGGATCAGAACAATTGATGATGTATATTACAAGGCTGTAATAAACCAAATTGAAGGTGCTTCTTTAATAGCTGATGCATCTTGTGATTTCGCTGATGCTGGATCTGTAACAATTACAGAGAACGTTCTAACTACAAAAGAACTTGCTGTAAATATTGACCTTTGCAAAAAGACAATGCGCCAATCATGGTTAGCAGCTGATACTGGAAACAGTCTCAACTCTAATATGCCATCTGCATTCTCTGATTATGTAATTGGACACATTGCTGGATTAGTTGCTCAACAAGTTGAGAATGATATCTGGACTGGAGCAGATGCTACTGGTGGAGAGTTTGAAGGATTCCTTACAGCTACAACTGGAATATTTGTTGTTGATGGAAACGTTAATGATGTGACTACAATCTCACCATTCACAAAAGGAATCATTGTTGTGGAAATGGAAAAAGTACTTGATGCTTGTTCATCTGAAGTATTAGCAAAGCCAGACTTTGCTTTGTATGTCTCACCAAAGACAGCATTCCTATACCAGCAGCATCTTGGATCTGAAGGATTCTCAAATGACTATCAAGCGAATGCAAAGCCATCTAACATATACGGCTATCCTATCTATGCTTGTCCTGGAATGCCAGACAATCAGATTGTTGCTACATATGAGAGCAATCTTGTATTTGGTTCTAACATCCTCACAAACATGACTGAGGTTCGTACAATAGATATGTCACCAATTGATGGATCTGACAACGTGCGCTTCATCATGCGTTATGCAGCTGGTGTACAAGTTGGAGTAGGTGCTGACATCTACTGGGGTAAGGCTTAATATTAACTGAAAAAAATTAAAACAAAATGGCTTGTAATTTAACAGCTGCGATTGGATTAAACTGTAAAGACACAGTTGGTGGAATCAAGGCAATTTATTTTAGTGACTTTCAGGTGGCTGGATATGGTGGTATGACATTTGATACTGGTGCATTGGATGGAATTGATGTAACTCAGGCGTGTTTCAGATATGATGTGCAACCAAATACAGCTTCATTGACTACAACTATAACAAATGAACCAGCTGGATCTGCTTCATATGATTCAGCATTGGAAGTCACTTTGAATATCTTGAAGCAATCAACATCTGATGAATTACAGAAGTTGATTCAAACAAGAGTATTTGCATACATCTTAGATGCGAATGATAATGTGTACTGCATTGGACTTCAAAATGGATGTACTGTGACTGGTGGAACGTTTGTAACTGGTCAAGCGAGAGCAGACATGCAAGGATATACACTAACTGTGACAGCTGGAGAGAATACCTACCCACCAGCAATAACAGCTTCAACTGATGCTGCTGCTGCTAACTGGCCATTCGATCAAGTTGATGGTGGAACTGCTGCATTTACTGTGACGAATCCATCATAGTATTTTAAATAACTAACTGAAAGAGGGGTGGCGATTCGCTTCTCCTCTTTTTTTTTACTAATAAATTAATAACTTAGCACACAATGATTCAGCTCACCAAAGGAACAAACGTATTGGATATCAATCTAAGTGATTTTAGTGGAGCTGGTCAAGACGTGGTTCAGAATGGATCATTTAATGATATAGGTTCAGACCTTGTTCAGAATGGTGATTTTGCTGAGATAGGTTCTGAGCTTGTCACGAACGGAGATTTTAGTGCTGTTCCATTAGGTGGTGAACTTGTGACTGATGGAAACTTTCCAACGCCAAATGTAAATTGGAGTTTATCTTCATCATTTACAATAGCAAATAACAAGCTGCATTGTCTATCAGATGGAACATATGAATTTGCTTATCAGAGTTCAGTTTTTGAAATTGGCAAATCATATGTAATTACTTTTGATATTACTGGATGGACTTTAGGAACAATAAGAGTAAGACCAACAGCAGAGTCTCCTTTTCAAAAGGCTTCTGCTAATGGTAGTTATTCTTTTTTTTATGTAGCTGTTGAAAATACTCAATTAATAATAGAAAGAGATTCAGGTGCTTGTGATATGTTCCTTGAAAATATCTCAGTTAAGGAAGCTACCAACCTTGTCACAAATCCAAACTTTACGGATACGGGAAGTGAGCTTGTAACAAATGGAGATTTCAGTTCAGGTAGTGGTTGGAATGGTTCAATAAGTGTATCAGGTGGACAAGGGACTAAAACAAGTTCTGGTTTAGCTTATCAAGGTGGCGTTGTAGCAGCAGAAAAATCATATCAAGTATCTGTTGATGTAGCAAGTTTGGGTGGTGCCCCCGCACAAATTTATGCGGGTGGTAACAATAGCGCAGCACTAACGGTTGGTGTACAAACAATATATATTACAGGTGGTTCAACTAATGATTTTATTGGATTTAATAATGGTTATTCAGGTGGTGTAGGTGCTGTATTCAATAGCATATCAGTTAAAGAACTCGGAGAGGATTGGACTACTGTTGAAGATACAATTTCGTTTAGTGAAAACGGCTTAGTAATGACTTCAACGGAAGGAACAGATGTAAATGTAAGAACAACACCTGCAATTGTAGAGGATGGTAAGTCATACAAAGTAACTTATACAATTCACGCAATAGGATTAACTGGCACAAATTCTATTCAGTATTATACTGGCTCTACTTTAGGGTATCAGGATTTACCTGAACAAGGTGTAGGAACTCACACCTTTTATCACACTAAAGCTGCTGGGGTTGATTATTGGTATTTCAAATTAGAAAATGGCAACGCCTCAACAACCGACACAGTAACTATAAGCAGCATCGTAGTCCAAGAGCTTGGAGAGGGGTGGAATTTTAATACTCCGCCTTGGGATGTTGTGTCAAATGGTATTGCTTCTGATGGAGCAAATAGCAATGATATGAATCAATCAACATGGTTTCCAGTTCTGGGAAAATCATATAAGATAGTTTATACAATAGCTTCAATTACTCAAGGTTCATACAAAATTACTTTAGGAGGTCAAACAACTACACCCAGAAGTGCAGCAGCAACATACACAGAGTATATCACAGCCACAGATTTAAGTAATGGAGGTGGAAGGTTAAGAATACAGATTGATAATGATAATGCAATTGGAACAATCAGCAGTATCTCAGTTAAGGAGGTCGGACAAGATTGGACTGTTCAAGAGGGTTGGACTGTTGAAGATAACAAAGCGGTATGTGATGGTTCGTTAAATAAAAACATTAATCAAAATATTGGCTTAATTACTGGAAAACCTTATAAAATAGTTTTTACTGTAGCCGATTATGTTTCTGGAAAAATAGATTATAATGTTGGGGGCAATACAAGGAGGGGTGACATTGCAGCAAATGGAACTTATACGGATTATGTTGTTTCAGATAGTGGGAATTTTTTGTACTTTCAGTCAAACCAAACTTTGGGTTTTGTAGGTTCAATAACAAACATTACAGTCCAACAACTTGATACAAATGATAGATGGGTAACATTTGCAGATCCAGATTCAAAATCTGTAATGAAACTCGGTCAGGTAGATCTTGAGATTGATTCATCTGGAAATAATTGTGGAGTATATCAGACTGGATTGATTAAGCCAAATAAGCTCTATATCATCACGATAAATATGAAAGCAACAGCAGCTATCTATGTTGAGATTGCTGCTTCTTTGGGTACGGCTGTGAGTGCTGTGATAGGAACAGAATTACTGACTACATCATACAAGGAATATTCTTTTGAATATGTCACTCCATTTGCTGTTGATCATGACTTGCAAATACACAGATTGTTTGGTTCTGGAGCAAATCAAACTATTTCCATTGATTATGTTTCTATGAATGGGGTTGATGAAAGCCAGTGGACTAATGATCCAACTTGGGATCCATTTGCAACATCACTGGTTTTTGTTCCTACCTTAACAGATGAATCAACAAACAACTCAAAGCAATTCACACTTAATACTTCAATAACTGATGGAGGTTGGGATGGTCGAAGTTTACATGGCCAAGTAATAATCAATGAATTTCCAACTGAAGTTCCAGCAGCTGGAATTATCAATTTAAAACAACCTGATTTTTTAGAAGGATTTTACCAAGTAGAAATTCGTGGTTATCTTGGAACTTTTTATCGAGTATTAGGAAAATGCATGGCACATCTTGAGAGAACATCCACAGAAGATGGATACAATAGATTTGAATCATATAATGACACAGTAACATACAAGGCATATGAAGAATAATAAAAGCGAGTTCTCAGTAATGGGAATGCCAGTGCATGACGTTCCACAATTTGAAGAAGTACAAGGAAAGAATTGGATATCATACGGCTCTGATGATTGCTATGGTGATTATCTTGAGAGCTTGTATCTTGGATCTTCAATACATTCAGCAATTGTGAATGGTGTTGGAGCTATGATATACGGCAAAGGACTGGATGCGGTTGAAAGAGATGATTCAGATGGTAACAAAGAGCAGTGGTTGAGACTTCAATCTCTATTGAATAGCAGTGATGATGATTTGCTCAAAAAATTAGCTATTGACTTAAAGCTATACGGCCAGTGTTATGTGAATACAATCTGGAATAAAGCAAGAACTTCAGTTGCTCAGATGAAACACTTGCCAGTGCATACGTTGAGAGCTGGTGTAGCAGACAGTGAAGGAAATATACATGAGTGGTATTACAAAAATTCTTGGGCAAGGTCTAATGATAGAGTAAAACCAAATGTATTGAAGTCTTTTTCAAGTGAGGACAGAACAAATGCATCCACAGTTTTACAGATAAAGAGATATGCTCCATCTTTTCATTATTATGGGTTGCCAGATTACGTTGGTTCAACTGGATATATAGAACTGGATCATGAGGTGCAGTCTTTCCATCTAAACAACATTAAAAATTCACTCATGCCAAGTATGATGTTGAGTTTTTCTAATGGTATTCCAACAGATCAAGAGAGAGCAGATATTGAACGCAAAGTATATGAAAAATTCTCTGGAAGTAACAATGCTGGAAAGCTATTAATAACGTTTAATGATGGGCCAGATACAGCTCCAAAGATTGAACCAATTTCAAGCAATGGATCTGATGATATGTACACCTACCTAAGCACTGAGATAACTAACAAAGTGCTCTCAGGTCATAGAGTGACATCACCACTATTATTTGGAGTGAGAGGTGGTGGAAATTCTTGGGGTTCTAATGCTGATGAATTAAATGATTCATACAGTTTATTCCACAATACAGTTGTAGAGGAATTCCAAGAAATTTTACTCAAGGGATTACAGCCTATATTTGAATCGAATGCTATAAATTTAGATATATTTTTCATTCCATCGAAACCAGCTAACTTCATAAATATTGAAGATGACACTACTGAGGTCGTAGAACCACCAAAAGAAGAAATGAGTAGTGAGATACCTAAACCAGATGAAAGTTGCTTAGAAGCTCTCTTATCACTTGGAGAGGATGCTCCAGAAGGATATGAAGTGATTGATGAACGTGAAGTGGATTATGATGATGAAGATCGGCTTGATGGAATGATTAATGGAGTGAATTTAGCTTCAGTAATTCCAAATCCAAGTGATCAATCAAAAGAGCAAGACAATCCACTGTTTAAAATTAGGTATCAATACGCTCCACTGAAAATAAACCAGATGAAATACAAGAGCAGAGACTTTTGTGTCAAAATGGTCAATGCTGCTAAGTTTTATACTAAGGAAAATATCTACAAAGCTGGTAGAACAGCGGTCAATAAAGGATGGGGGCCAAAAGGTGCATCAAAATATGACATATGGCTATATAAGGGCGGTGGATCATGTGCTCATTATTGGAGTAGATTCACGTTCCTGAAGAAAGATGATTCAAGAATCACTGCTAAACAACGACAAGCCATAATTAATGCGCTTGATCCAGATGAAAGAAAAGCAGTCACACCAAAAAAGAATGATCCAAAGGTAGCAGAGAGACCAAGAGATATGGATAACCGAGGATTTTTACCATCTAACAAAGCAGCTCAGAATATTAAAACTCCAGTGAATTACGTGAAACCAAAAGAAGATAATTAATCATGGCAAGTACTACAATTGTATTGGTATCTCCATCAAGAGTTAAGAGAGATACATCACTGGGTGGATCGGTTGATCCAAATGTGTTATTTCCAGCTATTTTACAAGCTCAAGAAAAATGGATTTTGCCAGTGCTGGGAACAGATCTTTATAACAAGATAAAATCACTGATTTCAGCTGGAACAATTGACGATGGAGGTAATGAAATTTATGCCACATTATTGAACACATATATCATTCCATGTTTGGTGCAATTTAGCTTCATGGAGGTGATACCAGTGTTGAGAGTGAGATTCGTGAACAATGCTGTTGTGGCAATGAACTCT